GAGCGCCGTTCATGCGGACAGACTGGAAGTTTAACTCCGAGCCGATCATCTGGGGTTGGCGCAAAGACGGAAAACACAACTGGTACGGCGATCAGAAGCAGACCAATGTGTTTGAGTTTGACGGCATCAAAGATTCCGAAAAGGAAGGCTGCGGTCACCCGTCCTCGAAGCCGGTGCCGTTGATCGCTTACCTCATCAAGCAGTGTACCATGACCAACGGTCTGGTTCTGGATGGTTTCCTTGGTTCGGCTTCTACGCTGATCGCCTGTGAAGAAATCGACCGTGTCTGCTTTGGGGTTGAGTTAGAAGCCAAATTTGTCGATGTAGCAGTGCAGCGGTACGCCAGTTACCATGACGGAAAAACCGACGATATCTATCTTATTCGTGACGGTCAGAAGCTGACCTTTGAAGAGGTCATGGCAGAGATGGGAGAAAATGAAAATGAGTAAGGATACGCTGACCCTCGGCAGTCTGTTCTCAGGCTCCGGGGGTTTTGAATTGGCGGGATTGCTTGCGGGAATCAAGCCAATTTGGAACTGTGAGGTGGAGCCGTTTCCCATCATGGTAACGACCAAGCGTCTGCCGGATGTGAAACATTACGGGGACATTTCCGCATTGAACGGTGCGGAATTGGAGGCGGTTGACATTATCACAGGCGGTTTTCCCTGTCAGTCAGTTTCCGTTGCCGGGAAAAGAGCCGGTGTCAAACACGTGGAACACGGCGGGGATGAAACAACCCGAAGCGGTTTGTTCTATGAAGCTACCCGCATTATCAAAGAAATGAGGAAAGCAACCAATGGAAAATACCCAAGATATTTCGTTGTCGAGAACGTCCCCGGACTGTTCTCCTCAAACAAAGGCGAGGATTTCAGGCAAGTCCTCGAAGAAATCATCGGCATCGTGGAGCCGGAAGCCCAGATGCCTGCGCCTGATCAAAAGGGATGGCCAAACGCCGACTACTACATGGGAGACGGATGGTCCCTCGCATATCGAGTCCTTAATGCTCAAGGGTGGGGCCTTCCCCAACGAAGAGCAAGAATCTTTCTTGTCGCAGATTTTACAGGCGGGCGTGCAGCCGAAATTCTATTTGAGTCGGAAGGCCTGTCTGGGTATTCTGCGGAGAGCTTCCGTGCGTGGCAAAGAGCTGCCCGCTATCCTGAAAAAGGCATTGGAGCAGCAAGCGGAGCGGATGAAGGATTAGTCCTCTGTGACCAGGGCGGCTGTCGAATGGATGTGCTGAAAGGCATAACAGCGACCCTTCGTGCCGAGGCACATCACCCTCCTGTGGTTATGGAAGCCGCCGGTTTCTGTACCGAACATTCCGGCAAGAGCAGAAGCATCGGTTATGAGGACGAAACCTCACCGACACTCCGAGCGGGAGTTGTTCCGGCAGCACTCAGTGTTGAAAACTATCCTACCGATTCCAGAATCAGAATCTCGGAAGACGGAACAGTGCAAACGCTGACCTCAAGAATGGGGCAGGGAGGGAACAACACTCCTCTGGTTATGGAACCGTCAGAAAACAGTGAAGCGAAAGTGTACGGAGTATGCTCCAACGGCAGTAATGCCATGAAATCAGACAACCCACACAGCGGTTTTTACGAAGCGGATTCAACAAGAACCCTGGACTGCAATGGTGGAAATCCATTGGCGGCACAAGGTGGCATGGTTGTTGTCTGTGTCGATCAGGGCGGAGGAAAGTCCTCTGTGAATATTTCCGAGGAGCTTGCTCCGACCCTTGCTACCTCTCACGGCGGAGAACCGGTCATTGCTTTTGCTCAGAATCAGCGTCAGGAAGTCAGAGACCTGCACGATAAAGCCGGTGCTTTGGCGGTCGATCCCGGCATCCATCAGCAGACCTTTGTACTGCAAGGGTCGATGATCGGTCGGGCGGATAAAAACGGTCCCCAGGGTAGCGGCATCAATGAGGATGTCTGTTTTACTATTGACACTTGCGACAGGCACGCCGTTGCTTACGGTATTGGCAGAGACGCCTTCAACCAGGGGCAGAATGCTTTGTATAAACCCGCCATTGAGGAAGAACTGCAGCCGACCCTTGTTGCCAAAGGTCCGGGTGCTGTAGCTGAACCGACCTGGTCGGCGAGCAAAGCGTCCTTCTTTACGATGGCAAGCGAAGAAGTGGCAAACACTCTCGTAGCTTCGGACTACAAAGACCCGCCCATCGTCAACGATGAGGATGATGACGGTATCCGTTATATTGTAAGAAGACTGACCCCGGTGGAATGCCTACGGCTTCAAGGTCTGGCCGATTGGTGGTGTGACGGTCTCGGAACGGAGAATCCTACGGAAGAGGAAATCGCTTTCTGGACGGATGTCTTCGAGACACACCGGAAAGTCATCACCCATGCGGATAAACCGAAAAGCGAGAAGCAGATCATCAAGTGGCTGAAAGACCCGTATTCGGATAGTGCTGCTTACAAGATGGCCGGCAACGGCATCGCTGTTCCATGCGCCTATTTTGTCCTTTCCGGAATCGTCTGGGCAGACGGATTGGAGGACGAAAATGAAGATAGCGATCATTGATGCCGACCTGATCGGCAGAAAACGACACCGCTTTCCGAACCTCGCCTGTATGAAGCTTTCGGGGTATCACAAAAGCTGTGGTGATGAGGTCATCCTCAAAACGGACTATGAAAACCCGAAAGCATACGATAAGGTGTATCTCTCTAAGGTCTTCACGGACACAAAAGTGCCGGATGCCGTTCTGAAGCTTGCAAATGTGAGCTTCGGCGGTACCGGCTTTTATTATGACAAAGCACCGAAACTGCCGGAAGCGATCGAACACCATAAGCCCGACTATCATCTGTACGATGATTGGGTTGCAGAGCAGATAAAAGCAGGAAAGAAACCGAAGGAATTCTCCTATTACACGGATTACTCCATCGGCTTCCTCACCCGTGGCTGCTTCCGTCACTGCGATTTCTGCGTCAACAGAAATTACGACCGTGTGCAGATGCACAGTCCGCTGTTCGAGTTCTACGATGAAAGCCGTCCGAAGATCTGTCTTCTCGACGATAACTTCTTCGGCTGTCCTAACTGGCAGATGCTTCTGGAAATCCTGCAGGCAACGGGCAGACCGTTTCAGTTCAAGCAAGGACTGGATGAACGGCTTCTCACCGAGGAAAAGTGTGAAGTGCTGTTCCGTTCCATCTACGACAGCGACTATATCTTCGCTTTTGATAACATTGCCGATATGCCGCTGATTGAGGAAAAGCTGAAGCTGATCCGAAAGTACACCAATAAGATTCCGAAGTTCTACTGCTTCTGCGGTTTCGACCGAGAGGGCAAATGGAACATAGACTTTTGGCGGCAGGACATCATTGACCTGTTCAAGCGAATCGAACTGCTGATGAAATATCGGTGTTTGCCCTATGTGATGCGGTACAACCGTTACACGGAAAGTCCGTGGTTTGGGATGTATATCACGATTGCCCGTTGGTGCAATCAGCCGTCATTTTTCAAGAAAAAATCGCTCAGAGAGTTTGCTCTTGCCAATGGTGAGAACAGTTCGGCAATGCGGTATCTGACAGCTTTTGAACAGGCTGTGCCGGATGCCGCTTTCTATATGGATATGAAGTTCGGAGGAGCAGAATGAAGATTTGCAGAAACGGCGGCATCAAGCCGCTGATCAATTTTGATGGGAGCGACACTTTGGAAGAAGTAGCTTCCGTGATGAAGTGTTCGGTTTTTGAACTGACCAAGTTGGTGGATGACTTGTATGTTCAAGGATATGACGGTGAGAAAGTCACCGTTCAGATCAGAAGCAAAATGCTTGATGAGATAGCTGAAGCCATCGAGAAAGCACATTCAACAGAAAGCGAGAAGGAAGAATGAAACGACCAACGATTTTACTTTTCACGGCTGACTGGTGCAAACCCTGTCAGTCCATGAAGCCGATTATCAAAGAAGTGGCAGAGGAACTGCCAATCGATTATGAATTTATTGATGTGACGAGCGAAGACCCAAGAATTGAAAAATACCTCGTCAGAAGTACACCCACCATCGTGATTGAGGATGGAGGTCTGATGAAAGCACGGTTTGTCGGTTTTCAGACAGCGGATATTCTCAAAGCGGCGGTGATCTCTCCGGACTGGAATTAAGGGCTTTCCCACAGATGTGAACTTTCTGATATGTTTTTCACACAGGCGTTGACTTATGAAAAAATGTACGGGATCATATGACACACCAAAAGGGAAACCCTTATGGAATCTACATTTCGGAGGATTTTGAACATGACAATCAACTACAACGTAACCGGAGCGGAACGCAAGAAACTGGTTCAGACCATCGCAGAGATTTTGGAATGCGATGCCAAGTACCTCGGTGTTCCGTCCTGCGCCTACCAGATCGACTACTTCACGGTCGATAAGGAAGGCAACCTTACTTTTGACGACAGCGCCGACAGCGAAGAAATCGAGCAGCTCATCGAAGCCCTTTGTGAAAAAGGCTTTGAAGCGGAAGTTGAGACCGAGGAAAGCGTCATTGCCATTGCTTACCCGATGGCAAAGCTGGGTGAGGACGGACTTGCCAACCTCAAGAAGTATGTGGAAGCCAAGCACGACCTTTTCTGCGAGGCTTTCGGCACGGATGAGCTTCCCATCGAAGCCGATGAGGAGAAGGTTTCTTTCCCATGGTTCGACGGGGAAGCAACGCCCGAACAGGTTCAGGCTTACAGCACTTTCGTTTGCAAGCTCTGCGAGATGATGGCAACGGCAAAGCGGGTGACCGCCACCGAGAAGCCCATCGACAATCCCAAGTACGCCATGCGCTGCATCTGCTTGCGCATCGGACTCATCGGCAGCGAGTACAAGGAAATCCGCAAGGCGATTCTTGCCCGACTGTCGGGAAGCTCGGCTTTCAAGCAAGACCCTCGCAAAGAGTACGCACCCGGTTGCGACCCCATACCGACACCCGAAAACACGGTGGAATTCAATGTGGAAGAAGCCAAAGAGCGACTGCAAGACCCTGCGGTGCAGGAAGAAATCAAAGCCATTCTGAATGGCGAAGACGATGAAGATGAGCCGGTCATCAAGACTGAGGTCGTTGCGAAGCTCACCAATCCGGAAGGAGCGATTTGCAGATGAAAAGTGGACACGACAGAATCATTGCCATCCTGATGGAACGGGATGAACTGACCGAGGAAGAAGCAAGAGAGCAGGTTGAGGAAGCTGTGGAACTTATCAACGAGATTCTCGAAAGCGGCGGCAGCTACGAAGAAGCGGAAGAAATTCTGCTGGATGATTTGGGGCTGGAGATGGATTACATCTTCGACCTGCTGCTTTGAAAGGAGAGAGCCATGTTTCAGATTTCAAAAGAGACCCTCGCAAGACTGAGGGAAACCTACAAACCCGGCACCCTTGTGGAGCTGGTATCCATGAATGACCCATATCCCGGCAAACTTCAGCCGGGATGCAGGGGACGGGTTACGATGATCGACGATATCGGCACGATTTTCGTGAATTGGCGGTGTGGATCGTCCCTTGGTATTGCATTCGGTGAAGACCATGCCGTGATACTGGATGATGTGGTCACCGTCTGCTATGGCGAACGGAAGGAATGGGATACCAGAGAAGAAGCACTCCGCTTCTTCAAGGAAGGTATGGCGTGTTCGGAAGGCTCGGAAAGAGAACGTTACACCAATATTGTTCTTGCCCTTGAGGCAGGAGAAAAGGAGGCCACAGATGGCGAATAAACCGTTGATTGATGACAAAGTCTTCGATCAGATCATGGAAGTCCGCGACAGCGGTCGATGCAATATGTGTTCTGTGAAAGAGGTTCAGTACCACGCATTTCACATGAACCTGTACGAGCTGGTAAATCTGATTGAAGAACATCCGAAAGAGTACTTCCATTTCATCCTGACGGGTGACCGTGGGGAAGCAAAGGAAGAAGAGTAAAACACAGCACAGAAAGAGCTTCGGCTCTTTTTGTCGTACAGAAGATATGGAGAAACAAACGGAAATCATCCGTTCCGTTTCCACCGACCAGACGGAAATCCTCAAATGGATCATGGCACTTTATGTGCCGGACGGTTTTGAAGCTGACAGCACCTATTCCAAGGGCGGCTTCTACAAGGACATTCCTCCGCCGAGACTGCGGTTCGATCTGTCCCCTCAAAGCGAGGATGTCATTCAAGCCGACTGCCGGGAACTTCCGCTTACGGATGAATCCATCAGCAGTCTGATGTTTGACCCGCCATTCCTGGCAACGACCGGAAAGTCGCTGAAAGAGGATAAGGGGAATATCATCAACCGAAGGTTCACCGTCTGCAAAAGTGAAACGGAACTGCAAAACCTATATACCGATGCCGTCAGGGAAGCAGCAAGAGTGCTGAAGCCGGACGGTATTTTTGTGTTCAAATGTCAGGACAAGGTTTCCTCCGGAAAGCAATACTGGATGCACTGCTTTGTGTATGAGCTGGCTATGAAGAACGGCTTTCAAGCGGAAGACCTCTTTGTGCTGATCGCCAAGTCACGGCTCATTGCCAACTGGCAGAGGAATCAGAAACACAGTCGGAAATTTCATTCATTTTTCTGGGTATTTCGGAAGAAATAGCACCAGATTATGTGCAAAAAGATTGTGTAGATTATTATCGATATAGTCGTTGACTTTGTGTGCATTCAGAGCGATCATGATCACAACCAAAGGGCAGAAGCCCAAATTCAAGGAGGAAAACACCATGACAGACAAGCACATCAAGCAGATTGAAGGCCAGCTTCCCGCAGGAGAGCAGATTATCAAGATGTACAAAGCCTTTGAAGGTGACATCAGGGTCATCACCAAGGACAGAAACGGATGCGAGATCCGCTACACCTGCATCCTGGACAAAGACTTGAACGTGACCATCAAGCGGTTTTAAGACACCGCAAAGGCATGAGGGCTGCGGCCCTTTTGCTCGTATAAAAAACTTTTTGAGAAATGCAAATGAGTAAAATCGTGGAAGCTTTCGTAGCGGGAACCTGATATAATGGTATCGTGGAAAAATGAGGTCGCAGAGATGCGGCTATTTTTTGTGCCTTGAGGAGGTGAGAGAAGATTGCGAAAACTGAAGAAATATAAGCCTACGCAGTTTATGGCGAAAGGTTCCTTCTATGATGAGAACGCTGCAGATTACGCAGTCAACTTCATAGAATGCCTCAGTCATACGAAAGGCACCTGGGCGGGAAAGCCCTTTGAACTGATAGACTGGCAGGAACAGATTATCCGGGATTTGTTCGGAACGCTGAAATCGAATGGTTACCGGCAATTCAACACTGCTTATATTGAAATACCGAAGAAAATGGGGAAGAGCGAATTGGCTGCGGCTGTCGCTCTTCTTTTATGTTGCGGAGACGGTGAGGAACGTGCCGAAGTATACGGATGCGCCGCTGACCGTCAGCAGGCATCCATCGTTTTTGAAGTTGCTGCGGATATGATTCGTATGTGTCCGGCACTCAGTAAACGGTGCAAAATTCTGACGGCAACCAAGCGTATCATTTTCCTCCCGACAAACAGTTTCTATCAGGTATTATCCGCTGAAGCCTATTCCAAACACGGCTTCAATATTCATGGGGTGGTATTTGATGAACTTCATACCCAACCCAACAGAAAACTATTTGATGTAATGACCAAGGGCTCCGGTGATGCCCGTATGCAGCCGCTTTATTTCCTTATTACCACAGCGGGGACGGATACAAAGTCGATCTGTTATGAGACGCACCAAAAAGCAAAGGACATTTTGGAGGGAAGAAAAATCGACCCGACATTCTATCCTGTGATTTATGGCGCTGATGAATCCGATGACTGGACTGACCCGGAGGTATGGAAGAAAGCGAATCCCTCGCTTGGTATTACCGTCGGCATCGATAAAGTCAAAGCTGCCTGTGAATCTGCAAAACAGAATCCGGGTGAAGAGAACGCTTTTAGGCAGTTGAGACTGAACCAATGGGTCAAGCAGGCTGTTCGTTGGATGCCAATGGACAAGTGGGATAAATGTGCATTTAAGGTTGACCCGGAAGAACTGGAAGGCCGTGTCTGTTACGGTGGACTTGACCTTTCCAGTACCACGGACGTAAGTGCGTTTGTTTTGGTTTTCCCACCGGAAGACGAAGATGACAAGTATGTGGTGCTTCCGTATTTCTGGATTCCTGAGGAAAACATGGTACAGCGGGTAAACCGTGACCACGTTCCCTACGATGTATGGGAGAGACAGGGGTTCCTTCAGACCACAGAAGGAAATGTCATTCATTACGGCTTTATCGAAAAATTCATCGAACAGCTCGGAGAGCGGTATAACATACGGGAAATCGCATTTGACCGTTGGGGTGCCGTTCAGATGGTTCAGAACTTGGAAAACATGGGCTTCACGGTCGTGCCTTTCGGACAGGGTTTTGCTTCGATGAGTCCGCCGACAAAGGAATTGATGAAGCTGACGCTGGAAGAGCGGATCGCTCACGGCGGTCATCCGGTTCTTCGATGGATGATGGATAACATCTATATCCGTACCGACCCAGCGGGGAATATTAAAGCGGATAAAGAGAAAAGTACAGAGAAAATCGATGGCGCTGTCGCAACCATTATGGCGTTGGACAGAGCGATTCGGTGCGGAAATGTCAACAGTGCTTCGGTCTATGATGACCGGGGCATTTTCTTTATCGGATAAGGAGGAAAAAAGTCAATGGGTTTTATTAGTGGTCTGTTTCGCAGACGGGATTCTCCTCAGAACAGAACCGCAGGCTCCGGTTACAGCTTTTTCTTCGGCGGGTCTTCTGCCGGAAAAGCGGTAAACGAGAGAAGCGCCATGCAGATGACGGCGGTCTATGCCTGCGTCAGAATCCTGGCAGAAGCAGTGGCAGGTTTGCCGATTCATCTTTACAAATATACGGAGGACGGCGGTAAGGAAAAGGCAATGGAGCATCCGCTTTATTTCCTTTTACACGATGAGCCGAATCCGGAAATGACAAGCTTTGTTTTCAGGGAAACCCTGATGACGCATCTTTTGCTGTACGGAAATGCCTATGCGCAGATCATCCGAAACGGCAAAGGTGAGATCATCAGTCTGTATCCTTTGATGCCGAGCAAGATGGAAGTAGACCGAAATGATGAGGGTCAGCTGTACTACAAGTACCAGAAAAGCTCCGAAGAGGGGGCAGATATGCCGAATACCTCCGTGGTTCTGATGCCGGAGGATGTACTGCATATTCCCGGACTCGGATTTGACGGCCTTGTCGGGTACAGTCCTATCGCCATGGCAAAGAACGCCATCGGGCTTGCGATTGCGGCAGAGGAATACGGATCAAAGTTTTATGCCAACGGAGCAGCTCCAAGCGGTGTGCTGGAGCACCCCGGTGTTCTGAAAGACCCTCAGAAGATTCGAGATTCATGGATGAGCCAGTTCGGTGGAAGTGCAAATTCCAACAAAGTGGCTGTCCTGGAAGAAGGTCTTAAATATACGCCGATCTCGATCAATCCGACGGATGCTCAGTTCCTGGAAACGAGGAAGTTTCAGATAAATGAAATCGCCCGTATTTTCAGAGTCCCGCCCCACATGGTCGGCGATTTGGAAAAATCGAGCTTTTCAAATATAGAACAGCAGTCACTTGAGTTCGTGAAATATACGCTGGACCCGTGGGTCATCCGCTGGGAACAGAGTCTGTCACGGGCTCTTTTTGATGCCGATGAAAAGAAGCAGTACTTCTTCAAGTTCAATGTGGAAGGGCTTCTTCGAGGAGATTATCAAAGCAGAATGCAGGGCTATGCAACGGCGAGACAAAACGGCTGGATGTCGGCCAATGACATCCGTGAGCTTGAAAACCTCGACCGGATTCCTGCGGAAGACGGCGGAGACTTGTATCTGATCAACGGAAACATGCTTCCGCTTCAAAACATAACCGAATACAACGCCTATATGAAGCCGGGCGATGTTGATGAGAACTCAGAAAAGGAGGAAAGTTTATCCGATGAAAAACAAGAAGTTTTGGAACTGGATAAACCAGACAGACACAGAGTCGGGACAGGCTGAACGCATCCTGGAACTGTACGGAACCATCGCTGAAGAATCATGGTTTGATGATGATGTGACTCCGCAGATGTTCCATGATGAGCTGTTCGCCGGTGACGGCCCTGTGACAATCTGGCTTAACAGTCCGGGCGGGGATTGCATTGCTGCCAGTCAGATCTACGCAATGCTTATGGATTATAAGGGAAGCGTGACCGTCAAGATTGACGGCATTGCAGCTTCCGCTGCGTCTGTTGTGGCTATGGCAGGTACCAATGTCCTGATGGCTCCCACGGCCATGATGATGATCCATAACCCCATGACCATTGCCTTTGGCAATCACGATGATATGGAGAAAGCCATCGATATGCTGGATGAGGTCAAAGAGAGCATTATCAATGCTTATGAGATCAAGACCGGCATGTCGAGAGCAAAACTCAGTCATCTGATGGATCAGGAAACATGGATGAACGCAAACAAAGCCATTGAGCTTGGTTTTGCGGACGATGTCCTGACCGATGAGAAAAAGAAGAAGTGCAGTGATGCCTCTTTCAGCTTCTCAGGCAGAAAGACCGAAATG